TATACATAAACGAATGTAACAATATTACCTTTGATGCCTACAACGAATTAGCTATTCGAACACGGAAGGAAGTTTATTTAGACTTCAACCCTGCTAACGAATTTTGGGTTCACACGGAACTAAAAGACGAATCCGATTCCGACTTTTTAATTTTAACGTACAAGGATAACGAAGCCTTAGACCAATCAATTATAGACCAAATAGAAAAGAACCGAGACAAAGCCAAAACAAGTTCTTATTGGGCGAATTGGTGGAAAGTTTACGGCGAAGGTCAATTAGGAATGTTAGAAGGGGTTGTATTCAGTAATTGGAAACAGATTGACACTATACCAAAGGAAGCCAAGCTAATTGGATTAGGGTTGGACTTTGGATATACAAACGACCCGACCGCAATAATTGAAATATACAATTACAACGGGCAACGAATAGTAAACGAGTTAGTTTACCAAACGGGGTTATTAAATAGCGACATAGCTAAGTTGCTACCAAAAAACGTAATAGTTTATGCTGATAGTTCCGAACCTAAAAGCATAGATGAAATAAGAAGATACGGAATAACGATTAAAGGAGTAACAAAGGGTAAGGATTCCATAAACTACGGAATAGACGTAATTCAGCGTAACGAATACCTTGTTACTTCTAATAGCGGTAATTTAATCAAAGAATTACGCTCGTACATTTGGGACACGGACAAGCAAGGAAAACGATTAAACAAACCAATCGATTTTAATAACCACGCTATCGATGCGTTTAGATACCACGAAATGGAAACGTTAGGGTTAGGTTCATATTACGGAAGTTATGCAGTACGGTAATACGAACGACCTTCAAGTAATGATTGCGCGGGTAGAATCGTACATATATGAACGAACGGGTAAGCAGGTTAAAATAGTATTTAATAATATGGCACGTTTTCCCCAACACTTTGAAATGCTTGTACGAGCGCACGAATTTGTTTTGAATTACAAAAACACGAAAAATTAATTATAATAATATGAAGTTAGATATAGTCGTACCAAGTTCAATTAGTGAAATACCATTATGTAACTACCAAGAGTTTTTAAAGCTACAAGCAACGTCAAACGACGAAGAATTTATAGCACAAAAAATGATTGAAATATTTTGCGGTCTGAAATTACAAGAAGTAGTCAAACTAAAACTAACTTCTATTAATGAACTAATCGTACACTTTACGGAAATCTTCAAGGAAAAGCCAATCTTTAAACCTACCTTTAAAATAGGCGATATAGAATTTGGATTTATTCCCGACCTTGAGAATATAACCTTTGGGGAATATGTAGACCTTGAAAACTATTTAAGTAAGTGGGAAGATTTCCACAAAGCAATGGCAGTAATGTACCGACCAATTACAATTCGTAAAGAAGACAAGTACGAGATTATGGAATACACGGGGGCAGCTGCATTTAGCGAAGGTATGAAGTTCGCGCCTATGGACGTAGCTATTTCTTCAAGTGTTTTTTTTTGGAGTTTAGGAAGCGAGTTATTAAGCGCTACCCTCGATTATTTGACGAGCGAGATAAAGACGAACGAGAAAGAGTTTCTGACTTTAGCGCACGAACTCAGTTTGGCAAAAAGTGGGGGTGGTATTCAAGCATTTACGGACTCGCTAAAGGAGACCTTACAAAATATGACACAGTTACAAAATACGGATTATTTAAATGTCTTACCTATCTAACTTTTGAATCGGAGAAAAACGAAATAGAATTAATGGAAATAAAAAAGGCTAAATTATGACGGGTTACTATTCTTTACTTGACACACTTAAAACACACTTCACTAACGACCCCTTGGTTAACACGATAACGCAAGGGTCTATTTTTAACGTGGATTTAGGCAAACAAAATATCTTTCCATTGGTTCACGTTATGGTAAATAATGTAAACTTTAACGACAACGTTATTAGCGCGTCGGTTACTATTCTCGCAATGGATAACGTAAGCCAACGCAAGGAAGAACCTACGGGAAAATTTGAAACTTCAGACAACGAAATAGACGTTTTAAATACTCAGTTAGCAATTTTAAACCGATGTTTCGAGATGCTAAAACACGGAAACATTTGGGACGATTTGTACCAACTAAACGGCGCACCTAACTGCGAACCATTTATAGAACGATTCGAAAACTATTTGGCGGGGTGGGCTATGACTTTTAACGTGGACTTCCCTAACGAAATGACTATTTGTTAAATGGAAAAGGAACGCCAATTAGAAGCCTTAAAGATATTCCGAGACCACGTTATACAGAACGCGAAAAATAATCTATCCGCAAAAAATAGTACGGGTAGTTTACAACAAAGTTTAGAAGGCGAAGTAGCGGTTAATCCTAATTCCATTACCCTTTACTTTGAAATGCTCGAATACGGCTTTTACCAAGACCAAGGGGTACGAGGTGTAAAGTCGGGAAGAAGTTTAAGCGACTTCCAATTTGGCACGGGAACGGGCGTTAAAGGTGGCTTAACCAAAGGCATAAAAGAATGGGTTAAACGTAAAGGGTTAAAGTTCCGCGACAAGCGAGGAAAGTTTATTTCCTACGATATGACTGCCACTTTTATAATTAGGTCTATTTGGAATAGGGGAATAAAACCGAGTATGTTTTTTACACGACCTTTTGAAGAAGCATTTAAAAACCTACCCGACGAAATGGTAGAACTTTACGGATTAGAAGCCGAAGAATTATTTGACACAATAATGAAAGAAAATTTTAAGAACTATGGCGATTAATAGAATATTTGCACGAAGCCCTTTTATAGTGGAAATTAACCAACCTACCCAAGAAGGTAGCAAGGTTGAACTTTACATATATCAAAACGGAAACCCGCCCCCAATAGCACCAAGTTACACGTTGGAGAAACTGATTCCTGCAAGTAACAACACCCAAACCCTTTACAATATTTCCCCATACCTATTGGAGTACATAGAACACACGACTTTTATTAATAATTACGCCACAGATGAAGGTTTACTAAACGTAAACGAATACATTATAGTAGACGTTAAAGAATATTGGTTAGACCCCTTTACGCAATCCTATGTACTTTTAGGAACTACAACCTATTGGGCATACGATGGCTTCGGTTATTATTCGCAAGGTTACAACCCAAGCCATATATTTACAATGCCCGTACACCTTGACAAAAAAGACTATTACTTTTGGAGCGACGCAAACAATAACCCTTTGTTAAATAGCCTTGAACGGGCGGGTACTTTTACGGCATATTTAGAAACACATTGGACGGTAAAATACACGCAGTTACAAACGGGTTTGTTTTGGCAGTATTCAATTACGGGTGGAAATTCTATGTACAATCTTTACCGAGTTCGACCAAGTTATTATCTTACGGGAAACAAGGTAGAAATATTTAACGGAGCGCAATTACTTTGGACTGCTACTTTTTACCCAATCGAAGAATGTAAATACGACGTTCAAGTAGTGGACTTCATTAATATGTACGGGGCTTGGCAAAGGGAATTTTTCTTTAAAGCATCTTACGAAAATTTAGAAACTTCTACAACCGAGTTTAACCTAATGCAAGAAATGGGATTGTTTGGAAGTTGGGACACTCAAGCCAACCAACGGCAAACCTTCAACACGAACGGAATAATTAGCTACCGAGTTAATACGGGTTGGGTAGACGAATCATTTAGTTCTAACCTTCAACAACTAATGTTAAGTGAACGAATCTTATTGAATAACGAACCCGTCAAACTGAAGACTAAAGGAATCGACAAACAAAAGAGCATTAATAACTATATGATTAACTACGTTTTGGAGTTCGAGCAAAGTAACGACTTAATTAATAACGTTATCTAATGAAAAGACAAGTAAGGGTTTTTGTAGAAGGTCAACAATTAGACCTATTTAACGACGAAGTAATAGAAGTAACTTCGACTATTCAAAATATACAAGACATAAGTAAAACGTTTACCGACTTCTCGCAGTCGTTTACGATTCCTACAAGCCCCAAGAATAATTCAATTTGGGAATACTTCTACGAGAACGCCTTGAATAGTTCTATTAACTACCAAGAACGTTTAGACGGGTACATAGAAATTGATATGACTTTTTTTCGTAGGGGCAAAATTCAAATGGAAAAGAGCCAATTGAAAAACGGGCAACCCGACTCCTATACGATTACTTTTTATGGAGACGTTACAACCCTTAAAGACTTGGTAGGCGAAGATTTATTAAGCGACCTTGACTACACCCCAATAAATCATACCTATAGTTTCGCTGAAGTTTACCAAAGAATTACTAACGGGGCTATTGATTGGGACGTATGTTACCCGCTAATAACTTCCAATCGGATTTGGGAATACGGCGCAGTTCAACCGACTGCAACCCTTCCTAATTGGTTACCTTTTGTTAATATTCCTATGAACACTAACGACATAAGGACGAACCAAGGGGCAATAGACTACAGAGAACTATTCCCTGCCGTTAGGGTTGCTTCGATATTTAATTTAATTGAAAATAGATACGGTGTTAATTTTACGGGTACTTTTTTGAGCGACCCAAAGTTTACGCAATCTTACCTTTGGTTTAAAAATAGAAATAACTTTGCCTTTACAAGCCAACCCGAAAATATCACTTTAAATAGTTTTGTCGGTGGGGGTGGTCACGGAATTTATAATCTTATTCCTTACGTTGACATCTTAAATAGTACGGTAACTTTAAACTTTTTGTCGGGCGTTAGTTTTCATAATGTTTATTTATTTATATCAAACAACTCAAACCCTACAATTCCATTTTATATAGATGTTTATCAGAATGGTACTCTTTATGCAACTTGGAATGGATTAGGATATAATACTAACGGAAACTTGGTGGCGATTCCAAACGTTCAAGGATTAAATGACGTGTACACCTTTCAGCTTCGAAGCGACGTTGGTTTAAGCATTGATTTTTTATTGACGTATTCAGTTGATTATGTTATTAGTTCTGTAAGTTATAATGACTTTGTCGACTATTCAACTAACACCATAACTACAAGCGCTACGACTAACCTTGCTTGGTTAGCGCCTACTATGAAGGTACAAGATTTTGTTTCGGGAATCCTAAAGGAATATAACCTAACTTGCTATGGTACTGCGCCAAACACTTACGAAGTTATACCGTTGGACGATTGGTATGCTGCGGGGGCAATTATCGACATAACGAAGTTTACAGACAAAACCGAAATAGGAATAGACCGCGTAAGGTTATACAAGAAAATAGCTTTTAGGTATCAGCAATCAAATAGCTTTATGAACAAAGCCTTTTTCGACCAAGCGCTACGAGAATACGGAAACACGGAATATCAATACCCATACGACGGGGGAGAATTTAACGTAGAACTTCCTTTTGAGAATCTACTATTTAATCAATTCTTTGAATTAGGAAACCCAACGGGACTTCAAGTAGGCTATTCGTTAGATAGTGCGTTTGCGCCTTATATTCCTAAACCTTGTTTACTTTACAAATTTGGTTCGGTTACTTTACCGCACCATATCCACTACACAGACGGAACGGGAAACGTTACCAACTTCGACTACGTAATGTTTGGTCAAGACTTGCAAGTATTGGGTATTGATTACTCTTTGAACTTTGCGCCCGAAACTTCTACCTATTGGTTACAAGTTATTAACCAATCAATGTTCCGAACGTATTATTTTCCGTACTTGACGAATTTGTTTAATCCAAAAAACCGACTTACCACAATTAAGGCGAATCTTCCTACAAGTTTACTGACAAGCCTACAACTAAACGATAGGTTAGTTATACGAGACAAACGATACCTAATTAATCAGATGAAGACGAATATGGTAACGGGTGAAACTACCTTCGAACTACTTAACGATTTTATGCCTATTAGTCCAATTCGAACTATTCAAGTAGGCTACGAAGAAGAAGATATAGATATAGGTATTAATTTACCAAACCAAGCCTACAAGGCTACGTTTTCAAGTGGGCAAAGCGACGTTATTATTGACCCGTTAGAAATAACACAAAGCCAATTTATTAATATTACTTTAAGTGTTGACCAAGTAACAACAATATTCGTAGTTTACGATTTAACCAACGGAGAAACGCAAGACGAAACTATTAACATAATCAGACAAACGCGATGAACTATTTAAACACGATTATCCAACTTTTGCAAATAGATGAATTCGTAAATAAACACGAAACAATAGAGATTGCAAAGGGAAAATACAAACTACATACGTCAGTTAAGGGGGCGTACAAACAAGCGAAACGCGAGTTAATTATTAAAAGGGAAAACCAATGGCAGAAAAGCGACAAATAGAAGTAGAAATAAAGGACAATGTTAAATCCTTAAAAAGCCAATACCGCGAAGCGTTAGCAGAACTTCAAAAAGTTACAGAACAATACGGGGCTACGTCCGAAGAAGCGGTCAAAGCCGCCAAGGCAGCCGCCGAATTAAAAGACCAAATAGAAGATTCTAAAAACTTAGTAGACGCATTTAACCCCGACGCAAAGTTTAACGCCTTGTCGGGTTCTATTGGGGGCGCACTAAACGCCTTCCAAGCATACGAAGGTGCAATGGGTTTAATCGGTGTTGAATCCGAAAACCTACAAAAAACAATGGTACGAATCCAAAGCGCAATGGCTTTAAGTCAAGGGCTACAAGGCGTAATGGAAGCGAAAGACCAATTCAAAAACTTAGGCACGGTATTAAGCCAAACCGCAATAGGTCAAGGATTATTAACCGCCGCAACTGCCGCCTACCGATTTGTCCAAACGGGTAGCTTTAAAACTACCAAAGAAAACATAGTAGCCAAACAAGTAGACACGGCGACCACCAAAGCACAAACAACCGCACAAACAACGTTAACTACTACTACAACGGCTTCGAGCGTAGCTATGAAAGCATTTAGAGCCGCGTTAATTAGCACGGGAATAGGTGCAATAGTTGTTTTGGTTGGTATGTTAATTGGAAACCTTGACAAATTAGGAGCTGCATTTACTTGGTGTGGTGAAAAAATAGCCGAGTTTACCGATTGGATTGGACTAACGGACGGGGCTTCCGAACAAATGTCTGAAAACGACAAGAAACGAACTAACGCCCAAATTGCTAATATAGACCGAGAAATAGCAAAAGCCCGACAACGAATGGCAGTTAGGGAAGAATCCTTTAACACCGAAGACCAAGCGTTTAATCGCCAAATAAGTTTAGCCAAAGCACAAGGAAAAAATACCACAGATTTAGAAAGAGCGCGACTTAAAGCGTCTATTCAATACCGAAAAGACTTGGTAAAGGAGAACGAAGGTATCGTTAAGCAAACGAAACTACAATACGACCTTTTTAAAAGTACTTTACGAAAAGGCGAAGGTTCTACCGTGTTTGGGTCTAAAGAAGAAATAGCCCGACTAAATGAACTTTGGTCTACTATCGAAAAAAGTAATAAAGATTTAGCGGCTTCCAAAAATGATTTAGCCAACGCGAATAATGACCTAAAAGTATTCGAAGCTGATTTAGCAAGAACACAAAAAGAACAAGCCGCCCAACAAGCCAAGAATAGTAACACTACTACCAAAACTACCATAAGCAATAACCAAAAAGTAGTTAAAGACACGAAGGCAGCGAACAAGGAAATAATAGATAATATAAACAAAACACAAGACGAAGAATCCAAACTTCGTAAGGAGAAATTAAACCAAGACCTTTCCTTACTTGAAGAAGGAATAGACAAAGAGAAACAAGCCCGTAATAATGCGTTTGTAGAATTTAGGGACAACTTCCTAAAAGAACAAAACAAAGCGGAAAGGGAAGCGTTAGATAAAAAATTTATCGACGGAAAAATAAACCGCACTAAATACGAAGAAGAACTAAAGAATCTTCAACTTAACTACGCTAAAAACCTAACTGAAGAAGAAGCCGCTATTTTAAAAACCGCTGAAGAAGTCTTACAAAAAGACCTTAAAGCAATAGATGACAAGTACAAAGAAGTCGAACTAAACGCTATTGCCGAAGCGAATAAAAATAAGTTAGCGAAAGAACAAGAATTTCAAGCCACCATTGAAGGAATAGACGAAAGCAACTTTCAAAAAAGAACCGAAAAACAATTAGGC